CTCCGTTAGGTTTTATAATTCTGTTTAACCGTTCCCACATAGACTCAAAAGGAATAACACTATCCCATTTACAAGCTGTAGTTCCGTAAGGTGGATCTGTCAGAATCAAATCCACACTTCCATCTGGTATCTTGTCCATCTCTATTAAACAATCACCGCAATACAACTTTTTCATTCAACTCCCATGCTTTCGGCTAATCCACCTATTACATATTTGCCTTTGTCGGCTTCGATTTCCTTGTATCGTTCAACTGCTTGCTCTCGTGTTAAATCTGGATTATCTTCCATTATGAAGTCAATCACGCTCGCAGTGCCATTACTTAATTGCATCGCCCTTAATTCCTCACGCTCCTTTGGTGATGTCTCAAATTCAATCTCACCAAAATCAACGTAAATGTCTTGATTTTCAGGGAATGTTTTGTCCCCTTCCCAAGTGTATAACCTCATAATATTCTGAACCAAGTCTATTATCGCAGGTCGATAATATTGTCGATCCTGAACCGTTTTATTGATTATATCCTGTTTAGATAATTTCAATTGATACCCGGAACTAAAACTCGATGCCTTTCTCTGGAAACTCTCAGCACTTAAACCAACGCTCTGTGCTGTATGTAATATGATATCATTGATCACACCCCACACCTTGTCTAATGCTGGCGAGGGAGTAATATATTTCGCATCTGGCGTCTTTTGATCAGTCGGGTCGAAGGGTAACTTTAAAGAGAACTGTGGGCCGAACGGTATCTTTGCCTCTTCGTCAAGCCCAACTGCAACTAGTGTACTAAATGACTGATACGCAAGCATCAAACGGTAGTTCGTCAATTCTTGATTAACCACCTTGTTGGCCTCAACAACCGGCTGTCCCTTCTCATGCCAGAAAGTGTCCACATTTAGATCATTCACGAAAAACGTAACAGGTATTTTACCAAATCTATTTTGTATTATATCCCGCTCATTCGCCATTTTCCCGTCTTGAACTTCTACAATGCTTTGCGATTCAGGTGTCCACCTCACATATTCGTCTACACGCTCAGAAACAGACGGTGTGTCAACTATAATCCCAATTTGATAATACAGCTCGCTAATCTTTGTCGGATTGTCCTCATCTTGAATTACAAAACATTTGTCTGGTGTAAGTATATCTAGTTCAAGCCCATCCCTCCACTGTGGTATCACTCCAACTTTATGACACAAATTCACTAAGGAATTTACCGTATCCATCACCGGTTGAAACATTACGCTGTGAAGTATGTCTTGAAGTATCTCGTTTAGTTTTTCTTTCTCTAGGGTAACTTCAATTCCATTCTTGAATAGCATACTAATATCGTCAATGATCCTCTGCGTTAGTGGATATGTCATTATATATTTATACATATCAGTTGCCGACTTCGGATAGTTTTCGTTTAAGTTTCCCTTCAAATAATGTTCTTGCTTATTATTATAAAAGTCTATCCACTGACTGACCTCATTTCTTCGTGCTGTGTCGGCTTTCCACTTCGCCTCTTGCTTGAAAATTGCTACATCCATCAATATCCTCTAATATTCCAACTTGGTTTACTTTTAATCGGAAACAGTCTGTATACCATATAACCACAAGCATCGCTAATATGAGTGAGGTTTTGATCGCTCTTGTCTAATTCCCCATACTTGTCAAGAGAGACCCGCTCAAGGTCTTTGATTAAATGCACACATTTCTTGTCTATCTTTAATCGACCTTTACTCAAGAAATTATTAACTGCCTGTACTCTGTCCTTTACTCTCGGATTGTTTATCCCATTTATCCTTATATTTGCCTTTTGAAGTATCTGAATATCACTCATTGCGGCACTTGTCTTGCGTGCCCTGCCCGTCATATCTGGAAATGCTGTAATATTATCGTATCTCTCGCTTAATATCTCTACTAACCTGAAAGTATTCGAATTCTTTAAATACAATTCATCAAATATAATCAATTCATCTTTTATCTTCTCACCTATTACAGCACAGAGTGGATCCACATTGAAATCAATCCCAACTAATACCTGATTTGTCTGTGGTTTATATTCAATTACGTGCTTCTCTCTGTCGAAAGCATAATACGCCTGCATCTGATTTACATTGACGAAATAGCCCTTTATATACTGCTCTTGCAATTTCGGGTCATATTGATCAAGTAGGGTTTGAATATAATCTTTAGGTAGGTAATAATTATCTCTGGTGTCTGCCCGGAATAATGATCCAATCTTCTGTTCTTCAAACAATTCGTATGTTTTCTTGAATCCTTCCGGTGTAGTTGTTATTCCCATCGTGCTATTATCAGCGCCACTCATTCTTGATAATGCTTTTTGCCATAACTCATCCTGTCTGTATCGCGGTATAACATCAAACTCATCTATAACAACATCTGTACATTCAAAAGCAATTATCCTCTCCGGGTTATCGCCTGAACGGAATATGATTTCACCTTGAAACATATCCATGACCGTTATTCGCATATCGGTCTTTTCAAATTTGTAATCAACCGCATTATGTTCAAAGAATCTTTGGAAGATAGGAACCACTGAGTCCATCATTAAGCGATATGTGGGGGATATTATTAGCAACTTGACCTTACCGTCTCTTATCGCCGAAAGGTTACAATAACGAGGCACT